GAGGGTGTTGGTGAGTTTGGTAGTGCAGACAATGCCAGTATCCTGGGAGGTCCTGGAACGCCCACGACTCCGATGGGAACTTCATATTACCCCTCGCAAGCCATAGCCGTGCAAATAACGGGGCTCAACACCGGAAGATAATACTTGACTTCTCATAAAACTGGTCTTATATTAAAAAGTATGAGCCTAGTTAAAACATTGCCGCCTTCAACAATATTCTCTCGCCAGCGATCAATGGCAAAGATTAGAGAAATAGAATGGAAACTCACCTTTGAGGAATGGTGGGATATTTGGCAACAATCAGGAGTATATCATCTCCGCGGCAGAGGCGCAGGAACTTATTGTATGAGCCGTTACGGTGATACTGGTGCCTATGAAGTAGGTAATGTCTATATCAATAGTAATGAACAGAACGCCAGTGAAGCACATAAAGGTAAAAAACAAGATCCTGCTTTGATTGAGCGTCGGCGACAAAAACTAATAGGCGTAAAGCATAGTGAAGAACGCAGGCTTGCTAATAGTTTGGGCCAAAAGAATAGTAAAAAAAATGTATTCGTAAATGGACTTTACGATTGTTCTAACAGGATTCCTTGGAATAAAAAATAGTCAATACTATATTAGTTCTCCCGAGCATAAATAACAATACGCTGGCAACGTTATAGCCAAGGAGAACAAACAAAATGGATGCACGAATCCAAACCGGTGGTCACGACAACCAAGCAGCCGCAGGCGCTGTCCAACAGCCTGAAGCAGATACACAAGTCAATGCAGGTGCTATTCGTAAGAGCACCACTAACTCAATCCTGAATGCACTTTCGCAGGCATCTGGACAAAACTTTGAGTCAGTAGAAGCAGCGTTAAGTTTCATGGCAAGGACTTCTGCATCTCAACAAACCGGTGGCTCCGCACAGCCAGTGGAAGAACCGCAACAGCAACGCGCTGGTCGCGTCACTACTAACGATCTGCATGAGCAGTTCAGTAAACTACAATCGGACCTGGCTCGCAAAGACCAGATGATCCGTGAGCGAGAACTGGACAGTGATATTCAGCGTGCTATGGGTGACCGATTTGATCCAGACCTGTTAGATTATGCATTAAGTAAGGTTAAAAGCAATATTCAGTGGAATAGTGATGGTACCTACAACATAATCAATGGTAAAGGACAAGAGCGTTACGGTATTGACGGCAATCCACTTACCATCCAGGGGTTAGTCCAAGAAGTAGCCGCAGGTAATCCCAAGCTACTAAAGCAGAATACGCTCTCCTCTGGATCTGGTCTACGTCCCGGTCAAGGTAACTTTGCTGGTGCTCCGCAAGACTCTATTCCTGACTATTCTAAGGATCCTGCCGCGTTCAATGCTTGGGCGCAAAAATCAGGTCTAGGTAAGAATGTCGGTCTAAAGATTATGCAAGTATCAGCCACAAGCTCAATGCCGGGGAAAACTATCATCTAAAATAACAGCCAACAAAAGGAGAATCTCAAATGGCTTACGTACTCGGTGGATCGGATGGCGAAAACTATGGTTTCACATTCGCAATCGCAAACTTCGCACTACGTGCAATGCACGAATCACTCGGTCTAGTTAATATGACTAACGTTGTTACCCCAACTCAGGGTAATCAGTTCTTGGTGCCAAATTTCGCACCCATTACGTACCAAGACTTCAATCCAGCGGGCTCTAATGTTGCTCCTTGGAATACTGGTAACGCGACTGTCCAGAATCCTGCTATGTCTCAGACCAGCATCTTGGCATCACCTGCAGTAGCAACTACTGCCTTTGATATCTTCCTGGGTTGGACTACTAGCTTCCAGTTGGCAGCAACTCTCGGTGCAGAACTCGGCGACTCATTCGCTGAAAAGGTTGACCAGCGTGTCTGCCAAGCATTCGCCAATGGCACTGCTTCAGAGACTGATGGCACTGCAACTCCAGTAGGTCAGACAACTGGCTTCAAGCCAACTCCAGGTAACACATTCTATCCTCAGAGTGCTGACGGATACTATCGCGTCCTGCGTCTTGGTGCTCTTGAACTCCTCCCAGCAGGCGGCAACGTTCTCGCTGGTACAGGTGGCTTCACTGAGAATACTGTTATCGGCCTGATCCGTCTCGCCAAGCAACAGTTCAAGATCGCTCGTATGACTGGTAACCCAGTTGTTGTTCTTGACAGCAACGGTATCGTAACTGAAGCAACTGTAGGCGCAGTGGGCGGAAGCGGTTCTTCATTGACTCGCCTTCTCGCAGAACTAACTGGTGGTTCAGTCTCTGGTCCATCTTCAGGTGGTTCTAACCTATCTGCTCTTGGTAATGAGTTGCTACAGACCGGCAAGATTGAAAACGTTTATGGGGTTATGGTAATGTTCACCACATTCCTTCAGCATACAACTCGCACAATCGCTGGTACTGCTTCTACTCCTTGCCTCGTAGGCGCATACTTCGGTGAGAGTGCTCTGTTCACTGTCATGAAGGAAGGTCTACAGATCAAGCTGGGTGAAGTACCAGGTGGCTTGCAGAACTGGTTGACTGGTGTCGGTTACTTCGGTAGCGGCGTTGGTGACCAGCGTCGTGGTGGTGCCATCAATATCGTTCAGGACGCTTAATCTAAAAATCTAGGAGATAATCAATGTCTGTACCATATCAGCGAATCTCTAATGCGACTGTCCAGGACATAAAGTTCTATGATCCAGCAGCGTATCGCAGAGCAGAAGCCCTCAATACCGACTGGGAACCATACTTTCGTGTGGGATCACAGGAATGGCTTTACAAGTTAGAGTTTGGCTGGTGGAACAAGTACTGCGACACGGTTCTAGGAGCGTACTATTATGCAAACTTGCCTAATGGTGCGCTCATCTCCAGTTTCAATCCTAGCCTACTCATCAAGAGTGACCAGACCTTAATACGCCTGGACACATTTGGTGCAGTTCTAGTGTTCTATGAATCACTTGTCACTGAAGTCAGTAATATGAACGATGTGGATAAGATGAACTATGACTTTGCTAAGGATAGGTGCGACCGTGAGTGGATTAAAGCATTGGAGTTAATGAACTTCTATAATCTTTATGGCAACTCACCAAACGGTCCTACCACGAAACTGGAAGAGAACTGGACCGCTGACGTAGATTACTTTAATGGTGACAGGAGATTCTTCTAATGTATAATCCTGGCAATATGCCTTATATCACTGGTGATGGGGTATATAGAATGGTAAAGTTCTATATACCTCAGAACTGGGATGTCCCAGTATTCAGTAATACTGACTGGGCCAGCGATGATGATATTGTCAGGTTTGGTATCTACATTAGCGACATCGTGACTACAAGCAGGACTCCCAATCAACTGGCAGTAAACAAAGGTGGCAACATCTATAATGCAGTGGATGAGTTCTATATCGCTTACATCAGTTTCCAGACTGATCCCTATCTGGATCGTGTAAGAGATATGATAAGCAGCCTAGTCACACAGAATATTCCTGGAACTGATCAGCAGTTCATGGATGGCTACTTTGACCGTAGCTACCAAGAAGTGCTGAACTATGGACCACAAAGACAACGATACACCTGGACTTTTAAGTTAACAAGATTAGAGTTTCAATAGCCAGCACACAAGGAGAACTGTAAGATGGCACGTATTACAACCAACACTAACGGTACACAGCCCGTTATCAAGATTGCGTATGCAGGTGCTAACCTTGCCAACGCAAACGTTACACTAACTATCCCATACATCCAAGATATCACTATCACCAACTCTACTGGTGTCTATATGTACACTGACTTCAGTGATACAGACCAGCGCAAGCTCAGCACACCGGCAGACAACAAGTTGGCAACCAACATCGTCGTAGACAGCGTAACCTACTTCGGTAATGCCAATGCTACTGCAAACACTGCAGTATACGACGGTATCGCTCTGCTCTCAGTAAACAAGCAACCGCTTGACTTTGAAATCTACTGGAACGGAACTGCCAACGGTGCATACACCTACACTGGTACTGGGTTCATCACTAACCTCGCACCAAAGACTACACCAACTCAGCCTGTCTGGATCACTCCGATGGAAATCGCTGTTGACGGTGCCTACACTGTAGGAAGCGTAGCCTAAGCAAGCTGGGGGGCATCTCTAAAACGGGTGCCCCCTTTTTTAACAAGTCGTAATGGAGAACAAATCGTGAACGTATGGTTCAAGACCAGAGAAGAGAAGCTTAGGAGCCTGCTTGCCGATGAGGCAAAGAACAGCGACATCCTTAAAACTCTGTACACCACAGTAAAACAACTACAAGCCAAATCTGGCTTTCGTATAGCATTGCTCAACCAACTGCTGGACGAAGAAGAAAACGATAAGTAATAGAAACAAATCACAAGGAACAAATCACATGAAACTATCACAACTATCAGCCAAACCAGTACTCGTTCTCATCTCACTTGATGATGAAGAAACTATCCAAGAATATAATGAGCCTCTAGAGTTCTATACTTGGGACCGTCAACCAATGGATGTATTCATGAAGTTGGCGAGCATTGATCCCGCATCAACAAACATCAATATCATTGAGATTGTCAGAACACTGATCCTTGATGAGGAAGGCAAGGAAATCCTATCCAAGGAGAATATGCTGCCTCCTAAGGTCCTTATGAAGGCAATCACAAAGGTAAGCGAACTACTGGGAAAGTAACAGGCAGCACTATAAAACTCCAATCTAAGGAGTTGTATATAATTCTTACTATTGAGACAATGGCTAAACGATATAAGATGTTACCAAGCGAAGTATTAGAACGTGCCACTACTTACGACTTGTATCTTATGGATGTTGCTATGAGTTATCACAACTACGAGATGGAAAAGATTAATAACAATGGTGTTGCCCCGGCCCCAGACCTAACTGAACAAGAACTAATGGAAATAATGAATAAGGTAAAGTGATATGAAACTGAACTCAATAGTCCAATCTGCGACACTGGAACGATTCATCATTGATGATGAAGAAATCGTCGCGGAATATGGCGATGAACTTGAGTTCTATGCATATCACGATGCCGCCCTTGCTGGCTTAAACTTCATAGAAGAACATGAAGTTACATATGAAGAAACAGTTGATATCCTTAAACTACTCATCTTAAATAAAGACGGTCTCCCTGTGGTCAAGTCAGGCTATAAGTTGCCAAACAAAGTTATGTTAGCGGCTTATAGCCTGATGAAACAAGTATGGATGAGGTAAAAGATGGCCAGCATATTAAACTCAACTCCCAGCGTATCACTCACTAAAGGTCCAATATCCTTTAAGATCAATGATATCGCCTATCAGCAAAAACTAAAGAAGTTGCAATCAGTGAAGCAGGTGGTTATGCCCAATGTTTATAACTTCTTCAAATCCAAGACACCTATAAGATCAGGTAATGCCAGAAACAATACAACTTTAGGTTCTAATATGGTCATCCAAGCAGATTATCCCTATGCAGGTGTGCTGGATGCAGGTCGTGGAAATAGAGATGGTCAGATGAGAGGATCCGATCAGGCTCCTGATGGTATGACTAAGCCTACTAAAGTAGAAGCCGCACGATTAGTGAAACAATACATTAATACCTTTGGGAGAAGATAATGGCTCAAGATATTAGCATCACAATGGGTTTGGACGACACACAAGTCCTATCCGAACTCAATAAACTAGGAACAACAGTAAACACTGTTGCAGGTAATATTAAACTCAAGATGCAAGAAGTGTCTGAAAGTATTGCAACTGTGGGTGAAGCCGTAAAGGCTTCCAGCGAAACCTTTGAGAAGTTCGGCGCTGTTGTGATCGGAATCGGATTTGCTGAGTTTGTCCGTGGTGCATTCGAAGCCGCCAGCCAAGCAGTGAATACTGCAAGTTCGTTAGGTATAAGCACCCAAAGTTATATGGAAATGAGCACCGCAATGGTCGCCGCTGGTAAGAAAAGCGAAGACTTAGGTATAGCATTATCCAAGATGGAAATCGCTGCTGGTAAAGCCGCTGACGGCAATCAGCAGATGATCACTGCCTTCGCACGGGTAGGCATCTCTATGGATTACCTAAAGACGCATGATGCTTCCGAAACCTTCAACAAGATTGCTAAAGCATTAGCCGATATGAAGAGTCCGTCTGAAAAAGCATTAGTGATGCAAGAACTATTGGGCAAGGGATTCAAGGGCGCCGACTTAGAAAACTATGTAAAACAATATGAAAAACTAAACGGTACTATGGCCGGATCAGCCGAGGCTACCGAAAAGGCTGCAGAGTTCACTGACCAGTTAAAAGAAGGTATTAGACAACTTCAGGTTAAGGTTATTGAAATAATAGAAAAGTTGACTGGATTACGAGGAGATGATGTTTCTGGTATCCTAGGAAGCAAAAAGGCTGCAGAACTACTAGTTGGAGTATTCACAGCCCTTACCGCAGGTGCAGTATTAAAAGGTGTAGTTAGTATTATTGATGCAGTAAAATCATTAGGTGCTGCGTTCATAGGAACTTCAGAAGCAGCAGCCGTCGGTGCTACAGCCACAACTGCCTATACAACAGCAACCTTAGGTGCGGCCACTGCCAACCTTTATAACTCAGCCGCTGTAGGAAGATTATTAACCCAGTTAGTCAATAAAAGTTTGGCTGAACAGGCTGCTGCTGCTGAAGAGGCTGCAGGAACAACTACCAGCCAAGCATATGCAGCAGCACAAGAAGAAATCGCAGCAACAACTGCTCAGGTAACAAGACTGACTATTGCTAGAGCATCAGCACAACAAGCATTGAATGCAATATTAATGGAAGGTGCTGCTACTACCGAAGGTATGGCAGTAACAACTGCAGCATCTGTGGGAGTCTTCGCAAGATTATCTGCTATGCTTACTGGAATAGGTGAAGCGATAGCAGGTGTTGTTGCTGGCTTTAGTCTTATGTCTGCTGGCATCGTTGCTGCAGTCGCTGCGGCTGTAGCAGTAGTTGCCACATTAGGTGTTGTAGTTTGGAAAGCCTTCGGTCCTGAAATAATAGATGGATTAAAAAAGGCCTGGCAAGGCTTCAGTGACTTTGTGCTTGGAATCTTTAAAGGTATTGAAGAAGCATTTAAGAAGTTTACTGGTTGGTTTGATAAGTGGACAAGTGAAGCCGCCGCCAAACTACGAGAGCTGTTTCATCTGCCTCCGTTACCTCCTGCTCCTCCTCCTCCTAAGGAAGAACCCAAGAAACCTGCTCCTTCGGGTCCTCCGGTCGTGGCCCAAGGTCAAGGTGCTGGCGTTTCATCTGGTTCTACTGCATTACAGGATCAGTTAGTAAATATTAAAGCCCAATATAGTGCTCTGTTGGCAACCAATAAGGCAGCGGCTGATAGGCTTGATTTGGAGATTAAGTATGCTCATGCTACTGAAGAAAGTAAAAAAGCGGCATTAGCAGCATTTGATGCTAATGTAAAATATAACGCTGATATTGCAAAGATCAACAAAGAAATAGAGTCATACCAGACCAAGAAAAAAAGTGCGGCTTCTGATGAGATTCCTCTATACAATAAGATTATTGCTACGCTACAACAAGAAAAAGCCGCCCTCCAAAATAATAATACTTTGATGGCAGCAAAAACTGCTGAACTGGTAAAGCAGAACCAACTACAGGAAATGGAACTTGTTTTCCTAGACACCAAGTTAAAAGTGCAGAAGAATATCCAAGATATCAATAATGCTACCGCTGAGTTAACTATGACTGAGAGCGAGAAAGCATTAGCAAATATCAATAAGCAAATCTCTGCCGAGCAAGAACTTGCATTAAAGAAGCGTCAGGCTCAGTTAGGCGGCGATGTTCCTGCAGGTGAAGCTGACCAAATCAGAAGTAGAATAGCCGCTACATTCCAAGACCAGATTACTGCGACACAAAAACAAATCGCAGTTAGCCGTGAATGGTCAACAGGATGGAAGCAGGCCTTTAATACATTCGTAGATGAAAGCACCAATGCTGCTAAAATCGCAGGAAATGTATTCAATACAGTAACTAACAGCATGAACAATGCGATTGATAACTTTGCTAAAACTGGTAAGTTTAACTTTAAGAGCTTCGCAGCATCAGTCATCCAAGACCTTATTGTTATTGAGATGAAGGCACAAGCAGCGATGGCTGTAAAAGCATTAATGGGTGCTGGTGGTGGAATATTTGGAGCAATCGCCGGCATCTTTGGCTTCGCTGACGGCGGTGATCCTCCCGTAGGTAAGGCAAGCCTCGTAGGTGAGAATGGTCCAGAATTATTCGTTCCTAAGCAAGCAGGCACTATCATACCAAATAGCGCATTGGGCGGACAACAAACGATACATAATAATACAACCAATAATGTCTATAACATCAGCGCGATTGATAGTCAATCGGTGGCCCAGTTCTTCGCGAGCAATCGCAAGATGGCCTATGCTGCTGTTGTGACCGCACAAAATGAACTGCCCTATAACAACTCAAAATTTTAGTGAGGAATAAATGAGCACAGGCTTACAAACAGTCATAGACTACAGCAACACGATGCTAATAGATCGTCGTAAGGTAGTAGGCATACAATACACGAGGAACGAGGTTCCAAGGACCACGCTGACACCCACGCTGAATCCGTGGAAGATCACTGTAGAACTGCCCAACAGCTTCCGATACAGCCAAGCACGGGCACTTATGGAAGAGGTAGATACGCTGGATGCTTGGCAACCCCAAGTTGTCACATTTGGAAACAATCCTAAACTATCCTGGATCTTCGCATATCAAGGAGCGATGTCTCCTTCACAGGTCACCAGCGTCACTGTTGTAAGTTATATAGGCAATCAGTTGATATTAGGCAATCTACCAACAATGGCATCAGACAGCGTATTGTTTGCCAAGAACGACCTGATACAGATTGTTCCTTATCCGTTCCCGTTCACCAGCACAACTGATGTGCTTCGCGGATCAGGCACGACGGTAACTATAACTACCAGCCGCCCCAATATCATACTTACCAGTGTAGTGGGCAACAATATCATCGCGGGTAATGGCTGTCACTTCAAGGTGTTCTGTCCAAATATGCCCAAGTATAAGTTGGTGGTAGGTGGCCAGATCACACAGAATGGTGTGCTGCTCAACAACGCTATATTAAACTGGAGTAGCGGATTTGAGCTTTATGAGTATGTTGGAGACGCATAATGGATATTATTCCAGCAGTAGCAGGCGATCCGCCCAAACTAATCACAGCCGACTTCGTTAAACTCACTATCTACAATAGTGTGAACAATCCTGCAGATACTTCAGTATATACATTCAGTTCAGCCTATAACTTTCAGGTGATAGATGGTCTGGAATATGGTCCTCTGGGTGGTATGCTGCAGATCAGTGCTCAGCAAAGAGACCTGCAAGCAACAGGTGCACAGACAAGCATAAGCCTATCAGGCCTCAGTGGTGATAACATCTTCATCGTCTTGGGACTCAAGATCCAAGGTGCTGGTTTACAGATCATACGCGGCTTTTATAACGAAAACTATAATCTCACATCGTTTGCCAATCGCTTTACTGGGATCGTAACAAGCTATAACATCACAGAAGATCGCAAAGATATCACCGACAACTTCACCGTGACGCTGAACGCTACTAACTTTAAGGGCGTGCTGTCCAACAGAGTGAGCGGTCGCAAGACAAATCTCAATAGTTGGACCAGAGTAAATCCGCTGGACAGCAGTATGAACAATCTGGCTTCTATCGCAGGTCAATACTTTGACTTCGGTATGAAGGTCACTGCCACTGCTTCACCTGGTGTATATGGTGGCGTGCCTGCTAACTGGCATCAGGTCACACCAGATCGTCCTCCAGCGTGGTAAGCAAATGATCAGACCAGCAAATAGATTTGACCTGCCTTACTTCATAAGCAAGATACACAAGGTCCATACCATGGATCATACTGCATGTGTGCATGATATGGAGTTGGATGAAGAGCATCTCAGCAAGATATTCCATCAGACCATAGTGGGTGGCGGCGTGACCATCATCGCAGAACGCGATGGTGACTATGCAGGTATCATAATGGGCGTGATCTGCCCTAACTTCTGGGTAACTACAGCATACTTCCTCAATCAGGTCCTCTTCTATGTAGAACCTGAATATAGGCACACCAGAGTAGCACATTCCCTATTCACAGAATACAATGAGTGTGCCGATACGCTGATAGAAGAGAAGAGGATCCTTACGCATAGTATGGTAGCCAGCGAGCCCCTGTTTGATATGGACTTTGGCAGATACGGTTTTAGAATGACTGAAAAAATATGGACATTAGAGGTATAGCATGGGTTTCTTAGTTCCTATCTTCGTTGGCATCGCTGAAGCCGTCATCGGCGCAGGTGCAGTGGCTACTACGCTGGGATATGTAGCAGCATTCGCTACAGAAGCCTTCTTGCTGACTGGTATCAGCCGACTGCTCACCAAGAATGCCGCTGGCACTGGACAAGGAGACTCAGGTGCCAGAACTCAGTTGCCTCCCCAGACAAACAACGTCTTGCCAGTAGTATATGGTAGTGCGTTCGTCAGTCCTACTATCACTGATGCCAAGATAAGCAGCGATCAGACAACTATGTGGTATGTGTGCGCCCTCAGCGAAGTCACAAACACTAACTCAGTATTGGATACGCCAGATACATTCACATTTGGTAACATCTACTATGATAACAAGTTAGTAACATTCGGTGCAGGTGCAGGTGGCGGCAATAACAATGTCATCAGCCTCACTACTAACTCAGTCCCTAATCAGGTAGATACCAAGATGAAGGACAAACTTTATATGTATCTGTTCCCTAACGGGAGCTATTCAGGTATCAATACTGGTGGTCGTAGTGCTATTGATATTTTAAGTGATGCTGCTATTCCTGCAGGCGAGCGTTGGGACGGACCTATCTATAACACGGGCGGTCAGTCACCAAATATGACGAACACCGCATTTGTCATCCTCAAGATCGTGTATGATGTAAATGCTGGCACCACCAATCTGGGAACGCTCACCGTCCAACTACAGAACTCACGCAACAAGCCAGGCGATGTCTTCACTGACTACTTTCATAATACAAGATATGGCTGCGGTATCCCTGCAGAGCAGATAGATTATTATAGTTTCGCACAACTCAATGACTACAGCGATCAAGACATCTCATATACACCAGCAGGTGGCGGCACTGCTGTCCAGCCCCGATATAGGTTCAATGGTCCCATTGATACTGGACAGAACTGCCTACACAATCTACAACTCATGGCTGACTCCTGCGATAGCTGGGTCTCATACAACGAGATCACGGGTAGATGGCAAGTGGTCGTCAATCGCAGTTATCTTGATGTAAATCCCATCGCTGCAACCGATCTTGTGGTGGGCAAAGAATACACCATCTCCTCTCTGGGCAGCACCGACTGGAACTACATCGCTGGCACCAGCACTATCTCATATCAGCCTGGCGAGACCATCACGGTGCTGAATGCTGGTACGGGTAGCGGAACTGCAGTGCAGGCTCCATTCCAGGTAACTGACTACAATCTTGTGAGCGGTATTACGGTTAACCCTGTGTCGCTGGATCAGATATACAATCTGTTAGAAGTGCAGTATCCAGATGCCAACATCAAGGACCAGACTGACTATAGTTACATTGACCTCAGAGTATCGCTGCCTGAAGTGATGAGTTATAATGAACCAAAGAACTTGCTCACGGTTCAGTTGCCCATCACCAATAACTATGTGACTGCTACCTACATCGGTGAGCGTAGATTGTTAGCAAGCCGCGATGGTCTCAGCATCACCTTCAATCTGGATTATAGCGGCATCCAACTCACTGCAGGTGATGTCATCGCTATTCCCTTCGCACCATATGGTTGGAATACGCTGAACTACAACTACGGTAAGTTGTTCCGCATCATGCAGGTGCAGGAGATCAAGGATGGTGCAGGTTCCTTAGGTATCAGCGTGAGTGCCACCGAGTATAATGATACCATCTATGCCAACAATCCTATACAAGAATATGTGCCAGATCAAAACACAGGTCTATCGCAGACCAGCGTTCTAGGAACTCCTGATCCTCCTGTTGCTACATTGACCACTGCCAACACGGTTGCTGCTATGCATGTGTTGGGAACGGTGCCTACTTATAGTGCTGACACTCCTGGACAAGTTATGTTCATGGATTTTAACTATGGTTACAGCAATATCAGCAGCGATCACAAACTCTATACCACCGTAAGCAACAGCAACGGTCAGCCGCTCATCAATGGTTCTACCCTATCCATCAACTGCACTGATGTGCCATCAGGCAATGTGTATTGGAGCGTGAGTGCCAGAAACAAGTTGGTGGCAGTGCGAGGTCCAAGCACAGAGACGCCCATACAATGGACGGGTCCTGCAGTAACTACGAATGCCAGCAATGTGCATTGTGGTGCCAGCAGTTCAGGCAACAGCATCACATTCAGCACTCCCTTTGACAGCACCTACTACGAGAGCCTGAAGTTATCAGTAGCACAAGGCAGCAAGATCCAAGTCACTATGGCAAGTGGCACTGGTAACATACTTGCTAACACATTCATCTCTACGGTAGTGTCCAACACGCAGGTATATCTCTATCAGGCACCTGATGTTGCTCTGGTAAATGCCTGCGTGAACTTTGAGCAAGGCGGCGTAGGCTATACCAATCTAAACAGCACCACTACTGCTGGTCAGCAGATCGGCTTCGTGAACTATGGTGTCACATACGGCGGCTCGCTGCATCTGCCTGTAGCAGTATCTAATACAGCCATCAATCAACCTGTCTATATTACGGGAACTGCAGTAACAGCCAATCGCATCTATCCTTACTATCAAGGAACATCAAGCACCACGATCGGTTATGTGGCTACCAGCATCGCTCCCTTCATACCCATAGGTGCTGCTGAACTACGCATACAGAATGGTAACTTTAACTGGTACACCGTGGCAGAGAGCAATGGTTGGCCCCAAGCCAATATCGTGGTCAATGCATACGAGATCACTAACCAAGCAACCTATCTGCAGGTAGTGGCTAATGCCAATACTAAGGTCCAGGTAGTTCCTTTCCAGAAATACCAGAGCAATACCGATCTAATCTTTGCAGATACCACGCAACTCAGCACCTATGAACTGGTAGCCAATGAACCATTCATCATCTATCAGCAATCTTCCCTGTTTGGAACAGAGCAAGAGTATGGTCAAGGTCTCCTGATGCGTAATATGGTGGCGAATACAAAGGTCACGATAGCAGACTGCACATTCAGCGTCACCAAGAACAAGACATCGGCACAGCGTCCGCCTCCTGCACCGCCTGTCACCAATGCCGATACAGCAGTAAATATGTTAGAAGTATTGACCAACAACGCCTCTAACGCACACGCCGCATTAAATATGATTGAAGTTCTAACGAGTTATTAAAGGAAACCAGAGAATGACTATACAATGGATTGAAGGCTTTGACGTTTATCCCAATGTCTATGATACTACCAATGGATTAAAAGCTATCTGGGGCCTCTATGGTAACGGTGGAGAAGTCAGCATGGTAGCGGGAAGGTTCGGTGGCCAAGCCGTCTCCTGCATCGGCTTCATCAACACCTTGACTGGTTACATACAGAGGAACATCACTCCCACTACCACATTCACCATAGGCTTCGCAGTCAATCTAAACACATGGAATGGTGGCACTCCTGCCAGCAGCATCGCTTATGTGAATAACACAGGTGGCATCCTATATGGTATAGGCGTAGATACCAACTATCACTTCTATGTCTATAAGGGCAATCCAGGAGACAACAACATCGTGTGCACTGGATCCATCAATGCAGGTGTAGGAGCCTGGCACTATGTAGAACTATCTATGGATATATCTGCTACTGGCTTCGTGCATCTATATGTAGATGGAACTCTGGATGCTACCTTCAGCGGGAATACATCATCAGGCACTCCTGCAAGTGTGGGCTTTGGTAGTTTCGGTGCTGCAGACAGAACGTTAGAAACCAATGTGTATTATGATGATATGTATTTCACCGACTCAAGCACCAATCTTGGCGAGCGTCGTGTCCAATCGCTGGTTCCAGCGTCAGATGTCTCGGTGCAATGGACTCCAAGCACTGGCTTCACCAACTATAATCTGGTGAATACGCTTCCTGTTGCTGGTAATCCAACGCAGTATGTGTATGCCAACACAGCCAGCCTCCAGGACCTCTATGGTATCACTAGCCTGTCAGGAACAACCACTACCATTGACTGCGTCCAACAACGCATCTGCGTGGCCAAAGACAATACTGCCATTAAACTGGTAGCCAGTGCTCTGCAGTCAGGCGCCAATGTAACTCTTGGCAACACCAATACTATCTCAAGTAACTATCTCTACTACATTGACCTCTATGAGACAGATCCAAATACATCCAGTGCTTGGAATACTGCTGCAGTGAATGCACTGAATATCGGGCAGATACTACTTTCGTAAGGAAGTATAAATATACTTGACATAAGAGTTGTTATGACTTATTATATCACGCGAACGATGGCGAGGCAGTAGTCGTTCGTTATAATGCGAGAATGCAGAGGAAGATATAATGGATATGAAAATCGCCAGACGGCGTTATAATGCACATAAAAAAAGTGCCGAAAAACGAGGCATTGAGTTCACTCTCACCTTTGATGAGTGGTGTGCAATCTGGGAACAATCAGGTAAATGGGAACTTCGTGGTTGTCGTAGAGGACAATATGCGATGAGCCGATTTGGTGACATCGGTCCTTATGCATTAGGCAATGTATTCATCCAACTACATTCACAAAATGTAAGGGATGCTCAGTTGGGCAAAAAGAAACCATCTCAAGATATTGAGAAGCGTCGCCTTTCTGCTACAGGCAAAACACGCACAGCAGAGTCCCGCGAAAAAATGAGAATGGCTCAGTTAGGTAAAAAGAGAGCACCATTTAGTCCAGAACATCGCGAAAAACTTAGACAGGCTTCTAAAATACGAGAAGCAAATAAAAGAAAAGAAAAGGAAGCCGTATAATGGCCACATTCTCACAAGCCACTTTAACACAAGTGGCAGGATTCGGTGCTCAGGTATTAGCACAGAACCTCATCTACAACCAAAACGATTATTGGAATCTGGCTTGGAGCACGATTGTCAGTTATGCAGGTGGTTGGACTGCTAATACTGTTCCTGTAGACCTCACAGGTGCTACAATCAGCGCACAGATCGTGCGTCGTGCTATCACAAACTTCTCAGACAGTCGTTCTGGATATAACTTCCAGATCAATGACTATCCTCTGGTTCCTAAGGTCTGCACAGTAACTGCGACATCAGCCAGCGACAATACATTTACTTGTGATACGACTGCACTTCTATATGTAGGTAAGCCTATTCGCTTTACTGGTGCTGTATATGGTGGAGTGCAACTCAATACCACTTACTATGTGCTAAATGTCCTGTCAAGCACAACATTCACTATCAGTGCTACATCAGGTGGAAGTGTGTTTGTGCCAAGCACACAAACAGGGTCAATGGATGCTAACACAATAGCGCCGACTCCTATCACAATGAGTATCACTAATCGCGATGATCTTGCTGGAACCTTCACACTTATTATTGACGAGAGCACTTGGGGCCTGATCGCAGGCGATCCTGACCTTGACATCAATGCGTTAGAACCTGCTTGTTATACAGGTCGTATTAAAATAAGTTTCCCTGCTCACGGGGCACAGCCAGCATATGATGAAGCAATATTCCTTCTGTTCTTGGTGAACTCAGACGGAGTGGTTAATACCAGTTCAGGCGTAGGATTGTAAAATGGCAAATCAGATAATCGTATCACGCGACCACGAAGTAAAAATAAACATAGAACCTACTCCTCAGGTACAGGTCCAACTCAGCAGATCAGCCTATACATTAAGTAATGTTCCTGTAGCCAACTATGCGAACTACGCCAACTACGCCAACTTCTCCGGCACTGCTTTCTCGGTAAATGTCAGCAATGTCGTTGGTATCGGTAATATCGCCACCGTCAATCTGACAGGTAGCACCAGCAATATCTTATATGGCAACGGCGTGTTCGCTCCTCCTTCTGGATTCGTAGCAAACGCCAACTTTGCCAACTATGCAGGTAATGCATTCTCTGTATCAGGTAGCAATGTTGTAGGTCAAGTCGCAAATGCCAACTATTCGCTCTATGCAGGTAACGCTAATGTCGCTAACATAGCCAACTTAGTAGCAGGACCTAATGTCACAGGTAGCGTGAATAATGCATTGGTGTCTAACTTTGCCAACTATGCAGGTAATGTAACTGTAGGTTCTCAACCAAATATCACATCAGTAGGCATTTTAACTGGTTTGCAAGTAAGTGGCGATATCGTGCCAAATGCAAATCTTGGTGCAAATCTCGGAAATAATACCAATAGGTTCAAAGACTTATATCTCTCAGGAACGACTATTTTCCTAGGTAGCCAAAACTTGAGCAGTAACAGCGATTCAGTCATAGTTAGTGCTAATCTGGCTGCAAATAACGCAAATCTCGGAAATGCGGTATCTGCCAACTACTTTGTGGGTGATGGTCGTAATCTTGGCAATATCACTGGCGCGAATGTGACGGGCTATGTAGCAAATGCGACACATTCCAATATCGCAGATGCTGCCAATGTTGCTTATTCAGTGGCTGGTGCGAATGTAACAGGTCAGGTCAACTATGCTGCAGTAGCAAACTCAGTAGCAGTCAGCAATGTCGCAGGCATCGGTAACATCGCAACCGTCAATCTAACAGGTAGCACGACTACTATCCTATATGGCAACGGCGTCTTCGCTCCTCCTTCTGGCTTCGTAGCAAATGCCAACTATGCGACCTATGCTGGAACTGCTAATGTTGCCAATAGTGTCGCTGGTGCTAATGTCTCTGGTATAGTCGCTAATGCAAATTATGCAGCATATGCAGGTAATGCGACCATCGCCAATACAGCGAATGCAGTAGCAGGTGCGAATGTATCAGGTCAAGTAGCAAACGCACTCATCGCAGGCACTGTGTATATCAATGCACAGCCTAACATCACAAGTGTTGGATCGCTGACTGGTCTGACCGTGAATGGTAATGCCACAATCAATGGCGACCTCACTATCAATGGTAACATAGACTATATCAACTCTAACATCGTGTATGTAGAGGCTCCGATCCTCACTCTCGGTGGTGGTCCCAACAATACTCCGCTGACAAGCAACGATGGCTTTGACCGCGGCACCGTATTAGACTATTATACAACTACTCCAGTTTCAGCATTTATGGGCTGGAAGAACGCGAATGGCGAGTTTCAGTTCGGTAGCAATGTATCAGTCACAAATAACATTGTTACTGTCAATACATTCGGTAACATCAAGGCTGGCAGCGCCAATCTCGGCAATGCAGTAAGGTCCAACTACTTCATCGGTGATGGTAGTTACCTGAGCAATGTAAATGGTTCTAATGTATCCAATGTGGCTAATGCCAACTATGCAGCATATGCAGGTATCGCATCTACAGCCAACAGCGTAGCAGGTGCTAATGTCACTGGTATAGTAGCAAATGCCAACTATGCAGCATATGCAGGTAATGCGACCATCGCCAATACAGCGAATGCAGTAGCAGGAGCGAATGTATCAGGTCAAGTCGCTAATGCCAACTACGCCCTCTTTGCTAATGTCGCATCTACAGCCAATAGCGTAGCAGGTGCAAATGTCACTGGTCAAGTCTCGTTCGCTGCAGTTGCTAACTCAGTAGCAGGTGCGAATGTATCAGGAACCGTTGCTAATGCGAACTACTCAATCTATGCTGGAACTGCTGCGAGTGCTAATGCAGTTGCTGGAGCCAATGTCACAGGCACCGTTGCCAACGCTAACTATTCTATCTACGCAGGAACAGCAGCAACAGCAAATAGTGTTGCAGGAGCCAATGTCACTGGCACCGTAGCGAATGCCAACTACTCAATCTATGCTGGAACTGCGTATTCGGTAAATGGTGCGAATGTCACCGGTGTCGTAGCCAATGCCAACTACGCAGCATATGCAGGTATCGCAGCAAGTGCTAATGCGGTTGCTGGTGCCAATGTAAGCGGTGTCGTGGCAAATGCCAACTATGCAGCATATGCAGGTATCGCATCAAGTGCTAATGCGGTTGCTGGTGCCAATGTAAGCGGTGTCGTAGCCAATGCCAACTATGCAGCATATGCAGGTATCGCATCAAGTGCTAATGCGGTTGCAGGTGCGAATGTCACTGGCACAGTTGCTAATGCCAACTATGCAGCATATGCAGGTAATGCCTATTCAGTGAATGTCGCAAACGTGGTAGGCATAGGCAATATCGCCACAATCAATCTAACAGGTAGCACCAGCAATGTGCTATACGGCAACGGCGTGTTCGCATCAGTGAGTGCAGGAACACCAACAGACTATGTACCATCATTTTTACTCGGAGGAATGTAACGACAAATGGCAACGGCATATAAGGTCCTCGGACAAAGCAACCCAGCAGCAACAACTAATACCACGCTCTACACAGTTCCTGCTGCTACACAAACAGTTGCGAGCACACTCAGCATCTGCAATCAGGGCGTCAGCACTACCATCAACGTAGCAGTGAGACCTGCAGGTGCTGCTCTTACAGCATCACAATACATCCTATACGCACTTCCTGTAAATGCCAACGATAGCCTGTTCCTCACTCTTGGTGTCGCTCTAGCAACAACTGACGTGGTAACCATCTATGCAGGCACGGCAAATGTATCATTCTCGCTATTTGGTTCGGAGTTAAGTTAATATGTCGGTTAGATATGGCACCAATGCATCTGGAGGAAATAAGGATGCGGTAATACCGCAATCTAAGCCTAAGCAATATGTTCCTGTTTCATCTCCTACTCCTTATGTGCGTCCCAGTGATTGGTTGGCTCTTCCTACGCTTACTGCTACAACTCAGTTGTTCGCTGGTCTGGTTGCTGTATGGAACAACGATGCCAACTACATAGCCATATCTGCTACAACCAGTGCAGGTAACTATCAGGTTGACTGGGGAGATGGAACTGTCCTGACCTATGCCAGCGGCGTACAGGCAAACTATCAATATAACTATGCCAACCTATCAGCATCTACTATCAGTTCACGTGGTTATAAACAAGCCGTCGTAAAAGTTACTGCTGTGTCTGGTAACTTGACTGGTATCAATCTACAGGTAAAAAACTCAACTGTTCCTGCAGGTGCTGGTTGGACAAATGCTACTAATCCTTGGTTAGATATTGTATTAGGAAGTCCTTATTTTACAGGCGTTAGTATAGGAACAAATAGTAACAGTATATTACAATCTTTATTAGAACAAATCAATGTTGTAAGTTTGTCTACCTCCACTAACTGGACCTTATCAAGCTTTTTTAGAAACTGTTATAGCCTACAAAATGTTATCTGGCCCAGCAATGCTCTTGTAGGTGATGCCCAGTTCGGTTTTTCTTACTGTTTCTCATTAAAAAATGCTCCTAATCTAAACTTTGCCTCAACCACAGTTAACTTAAATTATATGTTTAATACCTGCTATGCACTGCAATATGTTCCTGTATATGATTTTACTAACTGTACCTCAGTTAATGCTGCCCAGATGTTCGCTGTTTGTACTGATCTAAAAACTATTTCTGGAATATTGGGTGGCAATAAGATTACTACTACATCAGGTATGTTCCAAGGATGTAACGCTTTGATTAGTGTGCCTACATTTGATACATCATCTGTAACTGATATGTCTAATATGTTTAATAATTGTCCTTCACTTTCAGTGGCTCCTTTCTTCAATACAGCAAATGTGACTACTATGCTAGGTATGTTTAACGGATGCACAAACCTATTGTATGCACCAACATATAATACTATCAAAGTAACCAATATGCAAAACATATTTGGTACCTGTCCATCACTAATCAGTATACCGCCGTTCAATACTGCTAACGTAACTACTATGGCAAATGCTTTTTTCGGTTGTTATTCTATAACCAGTGTTCCTGCATTTAATACTGCAAAAGTTACTACTATGAATGGTGCATTTAATGGATGTTATTCATTGCTTACTGCACCGCCCCTTACTAGCACAAGCAATGTTACTAATATGCAGAATATGTTTGGTAACTGCTGTTCACTCAATACTACACCTTCATATGATTATTCCAATGTGGCTAACCTGTCACAGACATTTTATCTATGCACTGGATTAACCACTGCCAACCTAAATATCCCTAAAGCAACTGATATAAGTTCTTGCTTTCAAGGATGTAATGCATTATCAAGTGTTACTCTATCTAATACCGCCAATGTTACAACTACACTTAGTACATTTAATGGATGTTATGGTTTGCTATCTGCTCCTTCTATGACTACTAATAATGTTACAGTTGCAACCAGTATGTTTAACTTATGTGTTGCATTACAAAATATTCCCAACTATAACTTAACTAATGTGACCAACGCTACGACTAACTTTATAACATCCACTTTTAATCTATCACAACTTGATTCTACCAACATTAAGTTCCCGATAACTCTACAAGCCAAGTTCAGTGCCAACACTATGCAAGCGGTATTTGCTAACGGTCTCATCTCTAACGGCGCCCAGACAATCACCGTCACGGGTAACCCAGGAACTGATACTGCACTCAGCAAGACAGCCATTTGGAACAACGCCAGCAATGTCATGACTATGGCTAACACGGTAGGCGTGGTAGTTGGTGCACAGATATCCAACACCGCAAACGTCCAACTGGGCTATGCCGCTACGCTCAGCAGCAATCTTGTAAGCGTCAGCACCTATATGCCCACAGCAAACACTGTAGTTGCGTTCCCTTCAGTAACTACCAGCAACATAGCAGCCAACACGCTCTATTACACCAGCAATGTTTCGGGCAGCGGTCCTTGGACCTATAACATCAGTGCTACACCAGGCGGCACTCCCTTGACATTTACCAACGGAAGCGCGACCATGAGCGTGAATATTCAGGTAACTGCAGTAAATACAAATGCGAACGTGGTGCTGAACGCCTATCCCGCAGGTAACGGCACTGCAACAGCAGTATCATCACGCATACTAAACACTAACTTAGCCACCTTCAAGAACTGGACAGTAACAGGATAACAAAATGTATTACTCTTATCTAAACGATACTTTGCTCAGCGGTCCTTGCATCACCTTCCCCAGCGGAGAATATATTGATGCCGAAACTGCTCCCTCTCTCACCTATCCATACAATGGATGGTACTGGTTTGAGACTGAACAGGAAGCAAAACTCTTCTTTGGGATACCAGAATAATGCAGAACGAAGACCTAATCCTACAACTCCTAAGGGAGATCAACGACGGACAGAAATCCTTAGTGACTAAGGTAAACGAGTTGGCCATGGACCAGCAGCAACTCAAGGCTGATATTGCTGCAGGTAGGAACGGCTATGAACCGCACGAGATTGTTGACTTACTACATTGGGTGGAGCGCAAGATGAAAGAGGACGAGAAGACATATCAGGTATTCCTAGAATCCTTCCTACGCTGGTTCTTCCCTGCACTGGGCGCTGCAGTTCTTATGGGCGTAGCATTCCTTCATAAATAGATATTCAGCCCAGGAAAGAGCAAAGAGATGGATGAACTAATCACGTTGATGAAGGTGTATTTCGCCACCAACTTCCAGTACTATACAAAGTCACACGGCTATCATGTGAATGTGGTGGGCCCCGACTTCTATCAGTATCACAAGTTGCTGCAGAAGGTGTATGAAGATGCACAAGAGAACATTGACAAGATCGCCGAGGAAATAAGGTCCTTGCAGAGCGTGGTTCCCTTCAGCCTAGATCGCATCACAAAACTCAGCAAGATCACAGATGCTACAGATACGCCAGATGCTCTCACCATGATTAGAGAACTGCTGGCTGATACCGAAACTGTATGCCAGACAATACGCGATGCTCATGCTGTGGCAGGCGAGCAGGAAGCATACGGTCTCGTAAACTACCTAGAAGCGCGCCTTGACGATCACTATCGCTTTCAGTGGATGTTGCGCAGCACACTCGCATAGGCATAAATATCTTTGTAGGGGCTCTCGGTTCCTTTCCTTTGTGCCCATCGGGCTTCGTAGAGCGGCCGTCATCCGTAGTCTACAGCGAGGGCCCCTACTATATTCCCATGTTGCGAGATGACTTACCCCCCCCCAAAAGGGGGGTATTTTTATGCCTGCGAATAAAAAGGTGTCCCGATTCTTAACCAACTTCGGGACCAGAGTTGTGAGCGTAATATCAATGACCGCGAAGGGAAGAAGAAGATGACCCCATCATTGATATTCGTTAAGACTATTTGCCGATCATATGCAAACGCATAACTTCAGCGATTTGCTTCTCTTTGCCTCGCTTGCCAGGATGCCTAGGCCAGATTTGACCTGCTTTGCTATTAGCATAAGCACTACCAATCTCAAGATGTATGCCATGCTCCCAGTCACCATCTTCGTGCATAGATGAAGGCAAAAATACAGTGAAGTATGCCTTAGATCCGCCGTGATTACCAACTTCAGGCAACTCAACTACAGAGATTTGATTTGACCGCTGCTTTGTAGTAAGACCATAATGTTTGCATTGATCATAGAACCATTGCAACTGCTCTTCGTTGGACATCACGATCCAATCTTCTTCATCCTTGATATCAGCACGGACTTCGTGTGCTGTATCTATGATTGCTTCTACATTATACTGATATGTGAGTTTACGAATCTTACTCTTTAGACTTTGAGCCATTGTAGACCCTCCTTTGTGTTTGTCTTTTTTAACATAGTAGAGTGCGTCATTGCTCTCTACTATGTTTGTATCTTACGACATTCTATTTATGATGTCAAGCCTTATTATGTGAGACATAATAGATTTCTTTGCTATTCGGGAGGCCGCATGTTACCGACAAGATCAGGTAACTTGGTCAGTTGCTTGGAATGCCTTACAGTTTCAGTTACAGGTCAACCTGCTGCCGGCGCACCCGGCCAGATGTCTCACAGAATACTTATGCTGCTGCTTCTACAAAAGGTAATCCCCGCCTTCTGCGGGGATTATTAATACCTGCCTTCTGCAGGGACTAATGCTATGAATAGTATATACGAATCCGAGCTTCTTCAATCTCTTCTATAATAGAAGTCACAATAGATTGAATACAAGATTCACTGTGCCGAGACAATACCTCATATCGTCCTTGCCATGTATTCTGCACTGTGCCTAACAGTCCAAGATTATTCATAATCGCATCATGAATAGCCTGAGTAAATGGATCAAAGTTATCACCATTATAATGGTAACAACGATCATCTACTTCTATACACACCGCAATCTCATATGATTGTGCTCGGATCCTGTGACGATATAGACCTGTATCATACAACATATCACGCTGCCTCCGAACCAAACATTTGTTCCCAAAGATTGTCAACCGATTCCTTGAACTGGGCAGACCGCTGTGCCATGCCCAGAGCCCAATACATGGGAAGAGCACCTTCAATCGTGCTGATCACCTGCTTGGCCAACTTACGATCAATCTTGCCAGCATAAAGATCAGCCAGATCCTTCACCAAGATATCATGGCTAACGAGGTGATTCATGCCGACTTCAATCAGTGTATCCTTGTATTCCTTGATAAACTTACGACGCTGGTATGCAGTGGTGCACTTAGCCAGACGCTCATTCTTATAGTTGGTCGCGTTGTCCAGCATCGCGACGAACTCGTCCTTAGTCATAATCCAAGCCATTGTGTAGTTCCTGTGTGTGTGTGTGTTAGTAGCGTCACTCGCCACATTTCTCACTATAGAGCCTTACAAACCTAAGTCAACCGTTTTCTGCCCATTTCCTAAAAAAAATAAAAAACTTTTTTACAAAAGAAAATGGGTTTGGGCAAAGATATCGGTTGACATTAAATACGACATAGCGTATAAATAGATCATAGACAAAGAGCGCGGTGCTCTCAACAAAACAGAGGACTAATGACATGAATATCTTTGACACCGAACACGATCACTTCCGCAGTGCAGTCATCAATGCGATGCGCGATACTGCTATTACTATGATCATCAAGAATCAAGTCTTGAAGAACGATTACTACGCCACCGAGCAAGGTCAGGGCTATATTGATAGCGCGATTGATGTTGCGTTTAGCACCATTCTCATCTGCCTTGACCCCCAAGGCAATAAGTATGGTTCGCTGACTGACACTGCGTGCCGTCGCTGCGCCAAGAGCGAGGTTTATGAGGCAGTCCATCAGTACCGCTGCCTGATGGAGAAGGCAGGCGTGCTTGCCGAACGCCGCAAAATCCGCGAGGAGTTCATCGCTGGTATCAACGCCGAAGGGGTCTTCCTGGACCTCAACTTTATGAACCAAGAAGATGACGAGGAGGGCTGATCAAATGACTAAGGAACGTATCAATCCCATTATCAAGCCCGTTGTAGAGGCTTTCCAGACGACATATTATCAGACGCTGAACTTCGCAAATAATCCAGGTAGCGCCATCAACGGTCTGCTGGTCATGGGCGATGCTGGTACTGGTAAGTCGCACTTTGTACAGGAAGCACTGCGTGACGCAGGTGTCATGCAAAATGTTGAATACATCAAGGGCGGCACTATCACTGCCGCAGGCTTGTATGTAAAGCTCTACCTCAATCGCTTCTCCAATCGCATCATGGTGCTGGACGACGTGGATATCATCAACCATGCTGAGAAGTCCAAGATCGTTCCCCTGATCCTCGGTGCAGTGGAAGAAGGTCGCAATCGTCTCTGCAGTTGGAATACTGCAAAGCGCAATGCGCTCATGGAAGAGCATGATGTTCCCTTTGACTTCATGTTCAACGGCAACATTATCGTTATTACCAACTACACCATGGAAGATATCGGTGCAAAGATGTCTCAATGGAAGCAAGCGTTCTCCAGTCGCTTCAATAGCGTGAGTTGCATCTTTAATCACGAGCAGAAGTATATGTATACCAAGTATCTGGTAGAGGACAAGCACATGCTGTCTGATAAGTGTAAGGTTCATACATATGAGCTGGATGGCAAGAAGTTCAACGGCTATCCGCAAGAAGTTGTTGACGAGGCCATGGACTACATTGATGATAACTATATGTATCTATCGGATATCACTCCTCGGGTAGCAGTCAAGATTGCAGATACTATCTATTATCATAATGCTAATCCCATGATGAAGCGTGTTCTGCTTGACAACATCAAGCTGGGGTCTGCCAATGCCAAGGCTTGATGATTTTAATCCTGATGAATGGGGTAACCAAAATCTTCCTGGTTGGGACTTGACAAGTCCCACACTCAATCATAAGATTGCGAATAAGGGACAAAGTGACAATCCTAAATGGCGGAAAGCGCAAGCCGCTGGCATTCGCAAAAAAACACAGACAGAAGAATGGAAGGAACACCAACTTCAAGGAATTCATAACATCCGAGCAAATAATCCTGAATGGCAAAAAAATGTTAAGGCAGGTGCTAGAAAGCGTGAGGATGATCCAGAGTTCAAAAAGGTCCGTAAGGCAATCAACGGCGCACAAGCCAGTAATCCCAAGTGGATTGAAGGCATTAAAAATGGTATGAAGGACCGTTGGAATAAGGAAGAAAACCTTTCAACCTGTCCTCATTGCAACAAGACTACTGATAATGCCAACTATAAACGCTGGCACGGCGATAACTGCAAAAATAAGTCTTGACAACATAAATAGGTTATAGTATAAATAGATGATAGAAGGAATCACACATGACGGAATATGTATATAACTATGAAGATGACGATAATAATAACGCTGAAATGTATTCCCATTCAGTTTCTAAACATAAACTAAAACAGAAAGCGAAAGCGAAAACATTTCAGCAGAGCACTCGCAGTAGCTCGGACTTTGTAAATGTAGGCGGGGCTGCGCCCGCCCGGATGTCTCCGACCGGTGCTGCGCACCCAGGAGTGAAGGACCCAGGTAAGGTCAGGTATGGACGAGAGTTGGATAGCAAGAAGGAGATGGTGGTAGAGATATTATGTCAGTTGGCGAAGGTAAGATCGGGAGCCAGGAATCATAGGATGACTGCCTACTTCTCTATCAAGACCGACACAGATAATCGCTACATGATCTTTATGAGATCAAGCCTGACTACTGCTCATGATGAGGTAATGCGTAGTATCACGAATCACAAGAATAAGACTTTGCAGCAAGTAGCAGAGCAATACATCGCAGAACGCAGCGATCAAGGTCTGTTCTTGGGCAGGATCAGATATAAAGCAATCAAGGGATTTGTGACTGCACAACATCGCAAAAATATAAGGATGGGCCTATGCGCTGTGTGGATGCAGGATGAGGGATTTGTTGGCGAGTTGTTCCTGGACGGAGAATATCATGAGTTCGTGTTTAATGACGACCTAACGCAAGCGCAACGAGATGCCAACTATGTGCAACAAGCACTCTGGGAAATGGATGAAGGAGAAATCTAATGGCTAAGTTTGACTGGCAAAGACCTGCATATCGCGTACAGGTGAGCACTCAGCGAGATCGCATCAGGAAGATGCGTCGAGGTCCAGCGATAGAAGAAGAGATCATCCTCTTCGGCAAATACAGCGGCTTTAAGTTAAAGTCCCTGCCCAGTTCATATCTAGAGTGGCTGATCAGCGTCACGCCTGATGATAAGGAAGCGATGAAGTATGCAGAGGTCCTGGCTGATCGCCCTTACTACATAGAGCGACTAAATACAAAAAAGGAATAACGCATATGTGCACAATGGCAGCGAAATACTTCTATGATATCGGGTGGTGTGCCGTTAAAAACAGGGACCGAAACTACATCCCTGATGTAACATTTAAGTTGGGCAAGACCAACGGAATGGATCGCTTGCTGTTCTATGATGAGATGACTGACTACCAAGAGGGCTTTAACAGCATGGGCGTCAGCATACTCAGCACATCGCTCATGGTCATTGACGACGAAGAAGTCATCGCATCACCAAACCAAGGTGGTGCTGGTGATGGTGCAAAGATCAAGGAAGCACTCGCAGAGAAGAACCCCGAGAAGGCAGCACAGGCAGTTATTGATCTGGAACTCACTGGTCATACATTCGTCTTTGACCAAGACCGACTATTCGCAGTAGAAGCCTATCTGGATACAGAGACTAACAAATACTACTACGATATGGAAGAGATCAAGCGTAGTCAGACCATAGCCCGGACCAATCACGGTATCTGGCTTGAGAAGGCTGGCTATCAGTTGGGCATAGACAAGAACCAAGACCTATCGCGTAAATCAAGCGAATCGCGTATGAAGCAAGCAGAAGCCGTCCTGAAGCGGGCAAAGACGCCCCAAGATATCATAGATGGAATGTGCGGTCAGCCAAACAAGAATACGCAGATGAATGTGCTTCGCACCACTACAGATCGCAAGATGATGAGGACCACTGCACAGGAGATGATCATACCCATTGAGAGGACATTCTTCCTGCGTCCTGTGCAGACAAAAATGGAGATTGACTTCTGGCGGTTAAATCAGTTAAAGCAAGATATGTGGGTGGAGATACTCAGCAATCGCTCACTGAGTGCTCCACCTCACGAAGGTATGGATTAGTCTCGCTTAGTCGCATCAATCTTGGCATTTACAGCCGCAATTGAGTTATGCACTACGGTGATACCGAAGGCAGCAAGCACAGCATACACATACTCAGGGATGTGATATCCCAGAGCACTGGCACCCGCAGAGATACCTGTTAGCACTGCCACGATGTAGGCTTTATTCTGGTTAAACAGAGTGATGATGTTTTTTGACATATGAAGTTCTCCTTAAACTATTATTTATTGTATAAATAAGATAACAATACAGGAACAAGTCAAGATGGCCCCATACAAGAACATGTATTCACGCTGGCATCGTTACCGAGATGCAGATGGTGAAAAGCAGATCAAGCGTTTCGGAACCACAGAGGTACCAAATCCCGTGCAAGAAGCAGGCTTTACTGCTTGGATGCGTGGAACTGGTCCTATGACGCAGGCTCAGTATGAGAATGTAGTAAAGGGAATCAGGCGTGTGTGCCTCGGTATTCCCAAGACAGATGAACACCGCGAGAAGATGCGGCAAGCAAAGCTGGGCGTCCCCAAATCTGCGGAACACCGTGCCAACATGCGTAGGGCACAACAGAGACTAAGGGACGCCAGAGCGGCAGCAAAGATGGAAAAAACAAATGAAAAACACATATAAGTTAGAGCGGCACGAAGGCCAGACCTGGGTCAATATTGAGCCCCTTATGGCAGACATACAGAAAAACTATAACACCTTATGCGATATGGACCTCACCAAGTTCACACAAAAAGAGATTGAACTCTTTGATATGAAGTGCGTAGGTCTGCAACAAGTCTATCAGTTTCTGGGTGCCCTAGTAATGGAAAGCAAGCTGGGAGAAATCCGCGAGAAGAACTCTATAGAAGAAGAGATCGCTAAGGCCACCCAACAGATGGAGGTGATTAAATGGGAAGCAGAATAATCCAACCCAAGACGGTGCTTGATCGTCCCTTCACACAGCATATCGCTCACTTTGATCGTATGACGGTGGAACTGGGCAAGTATATGACACCAAAGGAAATGGACGCCTGCATTGATTTCATGATGACCCTGCGGGACACCAAGTATGATGTAAATCCATCAGTCACTGACTGCGAGAATCAGTTTAAGTTGATGTTCGGAAGTGACAGATACAAAGAGATCGTGATGCAGTGGAATGAAGAAAACCAAAAGATGCTCACGGTATTCGGTAAGATGAAGTGGCGCCGCAAAGACGGCACCGACAAGACAATCTATGATGGACTCGATCCACACGATAACCCAGAAGACTGGGAGAAGATTTATGTTTAGGCATCCTATTCTATTTGCCATTATAATCGTTGCAGTATTCCACTACCTATTTAGGAGATTGTAAAATGGAATATGATCAAGATCAGGTAAACGAGAGCCTCTCCAACACCTTTGACCTGAATAACAATCTGGTCCCTTTCAAGAAGAAATCTGGCCCAGGCGGCAGGAGACCAGGTGCTGGACGCAAGAAAGGATCGGTAAACAAGATCCAAGGCGGAGAGTTCCTCGTAGAATACAGAAAAGTGCATGGTAACGACCTAAAGGAAGACCTCGCCAGAGATATGTATGATGCACGGGCCCGCGGTGATTATGAGATGCTGTTCCGCTATCAGACCGCATTTGCCAAATACTACTTCAGCGATGTTGCAGCACAAGATGTAACTACTGGCGGCAAATCGTTTAACACCGTGTTTAACTTCCCCACCAAGGAGTTGGATGACTGGAAAGATTGATATACCGCTGTTTGGTGAGCAGAAGACCATACTCAAGGACTGGCTCACAACAGACAAGCATTGTATAGATGTTGTTCCCGTAGGTAGCGGCAAGACATTCCTTGCTGCTATCGCCTTGCCTATATTTGCCAGCGATGCCAAGTTCCATAAGGGTAAAGATATCATCTACAGCGCACCAACAGGTGCCATGATCAAGTCCCTGATCTGGGAACCACTGAAGCAGAGTTGCGTTAAACACTTCGGCTTAGTAGATGGCAAGGACATAAACAACAGCGAACTCACTATCAAGTTTCCCAACGGCGTCTTCATAAGATGTAAATCAGCAGAACAAAGGGAGAACTTGAGAGGTCTCAATGTGGGCGTATGGGTAGCAGACGAAGCCGCACTCTACACCAGAGATACGCTGCAAGAAATCACAAACCGCCTGAGACCTAAGGTAGGACAACCCGATACACAAGGTCGCTTGATCGTTATCAGTACACCAAATGGTGCTGGACCACTGCACGACCTATTCAACCTCGCCCGTGACAATCCAGAGAAGTATGTTGTGCGTCACTACAACTATATGGAGATGCGTTCAGGCAATCGCAACTTCATAGAAGAACAGAAGCGAATCATCAGTCCCTTAAAGTTCGCACAGGATTATATGTGCCAATGGGAAAGCGTTGCAGATATGTTCTACTACGCCTGGGACAAGACGAAATATACTAAAAAGATAGAGGATCGGGGAGGTCCTCTGTATTCCTTCCACGACTTCAACAAGCGTGTTATGTGTGCTGTGGTTGCCCAAGTCAGGGGCGAACATACACGAGATGGCACCATAGAGGTCCTGAGGACCTATGCTATTCCTGACTGCAGCACAGAAGGTATCGCACAAGCAATACGCGATGATTTCCCCCGACGCAGGATTGACAGCATCATAGATATGTCAGGTACACAACTTAACAGAGATACCACCAGTGCCTTCGGCATCACCGACCGTGTTATCCTTGAGCGATATGGATTTACAATCGTGAATAGCAGGCGTAGCAATCCATTGGTGTCGGACACTGACAATACTTCTAATGCCTTCATAGCCAGAGGTGGCCTATGGGTGGATCCAGACGATAAGTTCCTATTAGATGCTCTTGGCACCTATCACTTTGAGGATGCATCACGCAAGAAGTTGGTTAAGTATACCGAACAACGCTATGCTCACATTGACGGCTTGGGCGATAGCATACGATATGGTATCCATCATCTATTCCCCATCACGCACGAGACGCCATACAACTTACCCGAGTATCTGGGAATGGATCCCAAGTATCAGCAACTCACACAGCCTGGACTGCGGTATATGCCACCGAGTCCTGTGTATCCAGGCGGCCCGACCTGGGAACAAATCATGATGGGCGAAGATGAAGCCGAAGATTATCAAAAATGGATATAAAGGCATAAATAATATAACGGAGGAAATAAACAATGACACCACTACTAAAAAGATTATTAGACCGAGTTAAAGTAGATCCTGTGACAGCGTGCTGGAACTATGAAGGCGGTAATAACAATTGCGGATATGGTATGATCCGCACAGCACCAGACAAGATGAGAACTACGCATCGCGTGAGTTACGAAGAACACAAAGGTCCTATTCCCCCAGGCAATGTAGTATGCCATAGTTGCGACAATCCAAAGTGCGTTAATCCTGATCATCTATGGACAGGCACGAGGAAGGATAATGTCAGAGATATGATGGAGAAGGGCAGGCATAACTTTGTTATCACGAAAGGCTGGAAGCAGAAGAGGCGCGTATGCGAACACTGCAATAAAGATGTAGCCGTAAATATATACGCACTCGCACACGGTGACAAATGCAAAAGCAAAACTTGACTAAATAACATATCACTATAGGGAAATGAAATGAAGGTAAGCGATCTCACCAAGAAGAGCACAACTTATAGTGCTATCATCCAACAAATGATGAACTACCAGTATGCATATCTTGGGGGCTATATCTTCAAGCAGCAGGTGCGTAAGAAGCGTCCAAGCGAGGATTCGGTGCTTTGGAATGACCTCATCACCAACACTGTAGCACAGCCCATATGCCGTTATGTTGTTGATACCATCAATGACATCCTGTTTGAGACTGGCGTAAAACGCGACATCAGATTTGCTACACCGCAAGGCACTATTATTAACCCTGATAATAGTGAGTGGGCTGATCTATTCACCATGGACATTGACCTGCAGAACCGTGATATTGATAGTTTCATGGAACAAGTGGGCGATCTCACATCAATCTTCGGTCACTGCTGGATCGCAGTAGATATGCCGCAGACTGCTCAAGGTAATCTTGGCAGACCTTATACCTGCGCCATCAGCCCTATTGATGTATGGGACTGGGAATGGGAATACTATGGTGGTAAGCCTATCCTCAAGTATGTGAAAGTAAAGGAGATGGAAGATGTAGATTACTTCTATCTAAAATGCTATTACTTGGGTGATGCAAATACTCCTTCACACTGGGCCAGTTATAAGTTGCCCAAGATGAGCCTCAGCGGACAACTGGACAATGAAGCAGAATGCATCGGTGCTGGCCAGTTCCCTGCTGGTATGAGCATTCCCCTGTTCATCGCATTTGGTCGTAAGGATCCCAGAGTTATTGACCTTGGCGTCAGCGATATTGATGCTGCAAGTGACGCGATGAGAGAACACTACAAGTTGGAATGCGAAGCATATACTGCATTACAGTTTGCTCACACAATCATCCGAGCCGAGAAAGGCATCGCTATTCCTGTCCATGCTGGTGCTATCGTTCGTGCCTTAAAGGATCAAGTAGAAGCAATCAAGATTGATACTGGCGATGTAGAGCAGATCATCAAGAAGCAGAATGACATCCTGAGCAATCTGGAAGGTCTCGTTGGTATGGGCGGTCAGCGCCAAGACAAGCAACAAGTGGCATCAGGCATCTCCATCATAGAAGAACGCAAACAGGTGCATAGAGTTGCCAAATCCAAAGCCAGGCTGATGGAAGTAACCGAAGGTATGATCTTTACATATGCTGCGAGATTTATGGGCCAGAGATGGGCAGGCAGCATTTGCTATAATACAGATTACGAAGCGCACGATACAAACTATCGTATGGCCCTCCTGCAGCAGGCAAGTACGCTTGCTGGTGATAGCGAGATGGTAAAGGCCCTGATCACTAAGGAACTCATTAGTATGCTGGCTCCTACAGAAGACACAGCAGAATACGAAGCAGTATATGTGAATAGCATCCCAGATCAGGCAGTGCGTAATCTACTTCTGGATGAAGCCAACGAGGCCGTCACCGCAGACAATCTATACTCCATGATCCCTGAACCTAATCCAGAGATGACTAAGGAAGAGATCGCTGCTATTGAACAAACCAGAATCAATGCAGAGCAAGAAGAGGGTGTTGGTGAGTTTGGTAGTGCAGACAATGCCAGTATCCTGGGAGGTCCTGGAACGCCCACGACTCCGATGGGAACTTCATATTACCCCTCGCAAGCGGTGGCAGTGCAGATCACAGGTCTAAACACAGGTCGCTAACCATTAACTAAGTTCTCCCGAGCATAAATAACAATACGCTGGCAACGTTATAGCCAAGGAGAACAAACAAAATGGATGCACGAATCCAAACCGGTGGTCACGACAACCAAGCAGCCGCAGGCGCTGTCCAACAGCCT